GTTGCTGTTATACTTCCTACATCTCCTGCATCATCTGTATAAAGTTCCGTAAAATTATTTTGCACTTTCGTGAATGCGGCAAACAGACTATCGCCCCCACCTTGATTCGCAGCTCCTATTGTAATATTTTCTTGTGCCATTATATTATGTCTTATCTGTTGTTATTGATGTTGTATCTACTGTTATATTTGTGTTATCTACTGTGCCACCACAGCTTCCTATCGGATAAATGCTTCCCCATCCGTCTGTTCCTATTCCAGAACCCCACCAACTGTCACAATATATCGCTCCGAAACTCATAGTACAAAGTCAATATTATATGATTCGTAATTTGGGGAAACGTCTTCGTTTGAATTAGAATACCACTCTGGAAAATTAGCTGAAGCATTGAAAGCCATGTGATCCAAAAAGCGTTCTGTGTAGCTTTGCGCTCTGTCTCTCTCTACTTGAATTAATTCTTTTACTTCACTTAAAGATGGCTCACTTGAATTCTCACTTGTTCTTTTAAAAACTCCACCATTAGAAACCGTGTAGGCTGCAGATTTTAAAAACTCCGCAGTTGTCAGATGTATTAAAATGGGTTTTATAAAGTCATTTAAAAGGTTTTTGTGATTTGTTGGAATTGGTGTTCCTGGTAATGCTGTAATAGCAGTTACATAATAGTTATATAAATCAGTTCCAATAATCTCTCTTAGGTACTGAGTCTGACTTAAATGAAGTGCAGGAATAATCTTGTCCGCATCAATATTTCCGTCCATTATAGGCGACCTTCTTACGATGTCTTCTTTGCTCACAAATAATACTTCTGCCATGTCTTAGTTTTTTCTTCCTTTGTCTGGTCTATCAATCATTTTCTCACTAACAATTGCAGGCTCTTGTCTTTTGTTAGGTTCTTTAATACCTTTTTTTGCTATTTCAGTTTTATAAATCAAGTCTTTTGCAGCGTTTGGATTGTTAGGATCAATTTTTCTATCGTCTTTTAATAGATATGTTTTTCTTTGCCAATAGTGATTGCAATTGACACCACCTTTATATTTAAATAAGTTGTAACTGTTGCCATCTTTAGGATTAAATTCTTTATTTCCTTGAAACTCTCTGTCTAAATCTTCTTTCCTGTAAACTCTTCTAGCACGAACCATTTTTTTGCAGAACTCTCTAGAATTATCTTTTACAGATAGTGGTGCATATTGATAGCGCACTAAGTATCTAAAACCTTCTTTTGTTTCTCCGTCCAACTTACTAGGAGCTGTTGCTCTTCCTTTTGGCACAGAAGCCATCTGAATTTGCTTGTCTAGATTTTCTTCCTGGTCATAATCAACCTCTCTTTNATCAACTAATTCATAACCTAATTCAAAAAGCGTTTTTTCNTTATCTCCTAAATCATTGACAAGCTCTTCTGTATAAACATCCACATCACTTGAAAGCTTTTGCCCTGTTTCTTCTTCTTTTTGTTCTTGAGTCACTAGAGTTTCATCTGTGAATTCTATAGGTGTTAAAGTCTGAACGTATATTTTTAGAGCAATACTATTAACAGCAAGTATGTCATCAATCGCATCAATGATGTCATTTTGATATGGTCTTATAACCACATTTTCAAATAAATTGTGTGCATTTTCTATCTCTTCAGAGTTGCTGCCTAATCCATTGTTGTTATCTCTGATCCCTACAAGTAGAGGAGAAGTGATTCTGTGTGCCAAAAGAAGCTTTCTAGTGCATTCTTCAGCTATGTACTGATAAACATCTGCTGCATCACTTACCGAAATGTCTTCAATTGTTGTTTTATTCTCTGGAGAATCACTAAAAGAAACAATCACTTTCTCGCCATTAGCACCTGTGAGCTTATTCATGATCTCTGATTTAATCATTTGCTGCTTCTCAGTTGTAGGCACGCCATTTGTAAAGCTTACTAGTTTAGTTCCAGAAAAAGAATTCGTTACTTCATTGACTAAATACTCAGATATTTCGCATTCTAGTTTACTGTAATTTATCGCACCAATATAATCTGGTGGAGAATAGTAGTGCATTGAAGGAATATGCCTTCTTATAATGTATATTTCATTCTTTGCTCCAGAGCCAAAGACAGGAATTCTTGTAAGCTTATCGCCTTCCTGGTATTCATTCCACTTAGGGAAGTAGTAATAAGCGTTTATAACGCCCTTATGGTCGCATTTCTCAGCTCTTAATGTCTCTCTGTTAAAATGGGTAACCTTATCGACTTTAGAGCCTTTATAAGTCACTTGAAAGGCTGCTTCTCCGAGTAGCTTATAATCTAAACAAACACGCTTTAAATCTTTAGCTTTAAATAGCTTTTTAAAGGCAGCGAATTCATCTGGTCTTCTGTTAGAATCTAAAGCATCAAAACCTTTCCCATAGATTTGACCTACAACACCTGTAATGATGCTGTTAGTAGTAGGGGAGTTTAAGTAGGCATCGATTAACTCTGTGTAGAAGTCATTGTCGTCTCCAAAAGCCACAAAATCGCTGTGTGGGTCTTCATAGACCTCTGGTGTTTTGTAAGCCTCTAGATTAAGTATGTGAAAATCGCTATTCATAGACTAAATAATCATTAGCAGCAGTAGGATTTTGCACGAACTTGCCTGTGTTAGGAGAATAGGTACTGACAGTCTGATTTGTTCCAAAAATCTTATCTCTATATAAAACTTCTGAAGTTGCTGTATTTGTAACCTCTAAAATGTATGTAATGTCTTTAGTAGCATCTAAACCTAGATTTGCTGTATATGTATAATAGTACTTTACAGGAGTCAAAGAGCTGACTGTTGCATTATGTACTTCTGTGTTTTGTTCTTCGTTTGTTATCACTACTTTAAAAATATTTGAACCTGTTGGCGCATAGCTTCTAGGTATTATGTTTAATGTGTGGCTTGCTTGTGTTCTGTCCACTACTATCATTAGTCTATCTTAAAAGTTCCTGTCCCTATGTTATAGATTTTGTTTTTCTTTAAAGATTTAAACTGATCTTCTGTCAAAGCTTCTCTTGCTTGCTCTTCAGTAGCATCATGCCACTCAAGTCTGTCNAAAGGTTTGAATATTATGTTTTTTTTCTTCATGTTTTGTTTTTATAATTGTTTTGAAGAGGGCAGCCATAAGCATACCCCCAAACAAAACACATCTTTAGGAGTTAGTTCCAACAGTNATTGTTGGNGAAGCACTACTCATTCCTGCGAATGGTGTTGCTGCTGTTGCTCCATTAATAAAGTCTGGTGGACTAGCTTCTTCTGCAAGAAACTCAATCTGGTATCCAGACATATCTCCTCTGCCATCCCCACTGGTCATCGTGGTTGAACTGACAGTCACACCATTTTCTCTTCCAAGTAAAAAAGCATTTAAGTTCCTGTCTTGGACAACTATTGAGTTGCGCCCATAAGACAAAAGCTTTAATTGTGCCGAGTCATCTTTTGAAAGTTTTGGTAAGGTCACAGATAAGACAGTACTATAAAAAGTCGTGCCTGTATCTTTTGAAGTTGTCGCTGTGGTTGTAAAACTATTTCCTGCACCATTCAAATCGTATTTAAACGCTGTAAACGTTCCACTCATATTTGAAATAGCATCTGAAGCAATAGTTACAGTACCATATGGCGAAACTCCGTTTGTTATAAATAAAGCAGAGATACCACCTTGTACATCATTACAATTGATCGCTCTACCTTTAGTCACTAAACATGCCATAAGTCTTTGATTTAAATACTAGGGGAGTTGCCCCCCCTTTGTATTGATTAATATTAAGAGTAAAGTACTATCTCACTTGCAATCCCCAGACTAACTGCGGCTGAACCTCGAAGAATAACTCTTGAATTTTGACTTCCATTAACAGGCCCCATGTCAATAATTTCTGCTCTATTCATGTCGCTAAAAAGAGAAGTTCCAAAAATCATATTTGATTTAGTTGTCGCCATCATATCAGTTGATGTCATTCCAGGACAGTGTCTTACTTTTGCACCTAAGAAATTAAGTTCCTGTTGACCACCATACCAAGTTGAATATTTACCATCAAGACCTGTAGTTGATGGAGATCCACCTACTGCGCCAAAACCACCTAAAGATTGTACATATTTATAAAAAATGTCTGTTGACGTATATATATATAAATCTTGTTTTCCTTTTATGGTTGTAGGAATTGCATCAAAAACGCGAGAAAGTTCTGTTGTGACATTAGCAGCGGTCACGCCTGCTTTTGCTACATCAACAACATCTCCGTTTGCATTAGCTAAAACTTCAAATCCATCAAAGGGTATTGATGCAGAAGCAGTAGTTCCCTGCCAGATTGCTGTTTCCATTGCTGCTGCTGTTTTTAAAACAACGTCTTCAAGAATAAATTGTCCAAAAGTTTGTGGCAATTTAGAATTGATTCCTTTTAGCTCTAAACTTTCCCATGATGAACGGAAATTTTTAGCACAAACTTCAAGATTTACTTGAATTTCTTTTGGCTCAATAACCACTTCTGTTGTGGTCAAAGTACCTGTTGCATCAAAGTCACAAGTACCAGGTTTAATTAAATTAGCATCCGAGGTTATAACTTGGATTACTTCTTTGTATTGTATATTGTCTCTGATGTCAATTGTTCCAGAGGCAAGTGTTTCTCCGCCTAAAACTGCTGCTGACAAATAGCCTTGAGCTGCACGCCCACTATAGCTAGTGCTAATATTCTGGGTTGTTCCTAATTCTACTTTCATTTTTTCTTTTTTTTATTTATTATATATTATGATTCAGATGCCCAAACACCATCTCCACCTGTTAAATACCATGATCCTGCTTCTAGAGCTACTAGAGAACACCAATCGCCTTTGTTTGCAGTTGCTTTTGTGTTTATCCAATCTTTGTTGGCAACACCGCCAGATTGTATAGCAGCAACAGTTCCATGAATTGCATCTGCAGCATTAGGACTAATTGTAATGATATTGTTTCCGTCTGCTCCTGTGTTTCTGAATTTAAATTCCATTCCAACGTTATTAGCATCGATTTTTGGAAGAGTTATCACTTTAGCATCTGTCGCGATGTTAAATTCGCCACCTGCTTGATTTGCATTAACGTCTTGAGTTACTGTCAAAGTCGTTTGCTTTGATCTGGCTCTTAGTACGTCATTACTTGTATTAATTGTATTTGACATTTTTTATATTTTATTTGTTGTAAATCATTTGTCTAATTCGACTTAGTTGATTGTTTTCTTGATGAGGCAAATTACTTTTTGGCTCAGATACAGCTTCTGGATTGTGAGCAATAGGCTCTGCAACTTCTGCTGACATCTCTACTTGTTCAACTTCTTTTTCTAAAAGGGTTTTAATCTCTGCAATCATAGATTTGACTTCATCAACTTCCTCTTTAGTTGCATAAACAACTTGTGTAGATTCAGTCTTTGATTTTACTTTAGCTTCTTCAGCTTCAGCTTCCACTTCTTCTTCAGCTTGTTCTTCAACAACTTCTTCTTCAGCAGCCTCTTCTTTAATCTCATTAATTAAACCTTCTTCGATAACTGATAAGATTTTGCCATCTTCCATAGTGTATTCTCCCACAGGTAGGGCGATTTTTTCGCCTTCTTCTCCTACGATAAATACTTCTTTGTCTTTGACAAATTCTCCTTCAGTCATGATCTCCGTACCATTGTCCAACTTCATAGTTGCCAATTGTACTGTTTGTTCAGACAAATCTATTCCTAGAATGCCTTTTATTTGGTCTATAACTTCAAGTGCTTTCATTTATATTATTTTCTATACTATATATACGTTTGAGTTCAAAAAATCGGTCATATTTTTAGACCTTTTTTACACTTTGCCTATTCCTTGCGCTATCATAGAGCCATCACAGCACTTAGAATCATAAGTTTTGCGGTCTCTACATAAACAACCACGCTTTCCACCTTTTGGAGATGTGCGACTTACTGTTTTTGGTTTTTTTCTAGGCATCTTTATCGTTATTATGTGATTCACAAGGCATAAACCAGGTCTTGTTTTCTAAATCATGGCTATGGAATCCAGAACATCCAAGATTTGCAGCCATTTCTTCTGCTTTTTCTTGTGTTGAATAGGCAAGGCGGTCATCTATGACAGCATAATCTTCATTTACAACCATTGTTTCTAGTTTTTGACTATTCATAGGAACACAATTAGGAACTTTTTTTCCGTTCTTCATTTTATAACCAATCATTTCATAACCTGCATAACAAGGTTTTTTTAAATCTTCTTCTAACATATCTAATTCACGAAGTTTTGATCCTGCCCATCTAAGACCTGCTTTACCGCCCCATAATAGATAAGATATAGTCCCACAGGCTTTAGTATCGCCTTCATCATAGTATTCTCCTGCCCTTGATAGATAGCTAAACATTCTCTTGACAGTTTCAACAGTTATAGCTTCTTTTTTAGCTAATTGCTGCGCTCTTACTTTGCCAACTTGTGTTGCACATTTATTATTGTTTTTTTCATTCAGATCAATGCCTCTTTTAGCGTTATTAGATACAGCGTCTGGATAATCAGAATATGACTCTAGATTTTCACTAGAGAGAAAGTCTTTTAATTCGTCTAAAAGCTCATTAGCTTCATCTTCTAGAGATTCATTTAAAGTTTTGTCTTTTGGTCTTGACATTTTATCTGAGAAATAAGCTTCTATTGAAAAGCCTTTGACCTTTCCTTTTTTGACATATTCATTCCAAACTTCATCTGAATTCACTTTCATTGAAACCATCCAAGTTCCCATAGGAACATCCATACCATAATGTCTAGACTTATCTTGTTCTGATTCTACAATCCAACTCTCCACCACAGTAAGACCTTCTAAGGCTACTTTATGCTCTAGAGTAGATTGAGATTGATTGCCTTTTATAAAAAACAACTCAGAGGCTTTTCTGACTGTATCTTTTGAGAAGAAAATGTAGTATTCGTCTTCTTCATTTTTACGGAATATTGGTTTATTAGGAATAAGAGCTGCACCCATTAAGATTCGCTTTTCTTTGTCCTGTTCTGCAAACTTGACTTCCTGGTTTTTTAGGGCAATAAAGTCTTCTTCGATTGCAGGGTTTTCAACTACTGAAATGGCTGTAATTCCATTGTCTTCGTTTTCTTCGTCTAGTATTAATTCTATTATTTTCATGTTTATCCTATTGATGCATTTTCTATTATATTTCTGTCTAGTGATTGTGCTGTTGATACATCTCCAGATGTGACAAAAGCTTTAATTGGTTTCTGACTTTCTCCACCTATGGTTTCTGCTAACTGATTAACAGGCGATGCCCCTACAATATTAAAGTCTGGGGGTGCAGAAGGTATCGCAGCACCACCACCACCACCAGAGACAGAAGGTTTTGATCCACTTACTATGCTTTTTATGGATTTTGCTCCAAAGGCTGCTGCTATTCCTGCTTGAATAAATGGATATGCAGGCCCAATAATTGGAATTGCTGTAATTGGAGAAGATTGTGCTGTTGTAAAGGCATTTTGAACACCCTTAACAGTCTCTCTAGTCACATCTGCAACTGCCATCGCCTTGCCTATTTTAGTGCCTTCTCCTGCGAGATTTGCTAGTCTCCCTAGTGTTGCATTGTCTTGTGCTATTGCAGCATCTTCTGCGGACTTTTTAATATCGTCATCTTTCTTCTGTGCATCGTCTTTTATTTTTTGAGATTCAGCAGCTAAGTCTTTTTCATTTTGCAACAGTTCATCTTGCAGGTCTTTTTGTTCTTGTAGTAGAGAATTCGTGTTTGTGAGTTGTTCTGATCTAAACCCTGTGACTGTTTCTTCTACATCTATAAGAGCTGTCTGAGCATTTATAAGCGCAATCTGTAAATCTAGATTTTCTTTATCCAGGTTTAAAGCAGCTTGAGCAGCATCAATTTGATCTTGAGCATTTGCCATCATGACTTCTGCTTGTCTATCTAAGACGTTTCCTAATTCTTCATTGGCTGCAATTCTATCTTCTATTGACTTAGAAGTGTCGTCTCTAATTTGTCTCTGAAGCTCTGCTTCTTGACTAAATTGTAATAAAAGTTTAGCGTTTTGTGCTTCAGATAATTGTGCTTGTTTATTTAAATCAACTTGATTTTTAGCAGCATTAAAAGTTTCAACAGCATATTCCTTAACTGCTTTTGTTACTTTTTCAACTGATTTGTCTACGCCTGTAAATACGTCAACTGATTCTTTTCCTGCTTGTTTTAAGCTATCAACTGCACCAGAAAAATCTCCCTTAAACAATTTGACAACTGCTTGTCCTAAAAGACCTGCAACTTCTTTTGCTTGTTCAAATCTATCAATCAAGCCTTGCATGATTCCATCTTTTAATTCACGAAAACTTGGGATGCTTACATTAGTCACTAATTCTACTAAATCATTAAAAGCTTTTTGCAAGAAATTAGCACCAACAGCCATAGCATCCATCACTCTTTGATTACCCATAAAAAGCTCCATAAGTTTTTCAAAGATGACTGCTCCTGCTTTAAAAAGTCCACCTGTTAAAACAGCACCAACGCCAGAAACAGCTTTTTTAATTCCGCCTAGTCCTTTGCCTGCATTTTTAGATTCTTCTTTTATGTCGACTAATTCATTAGTAACATTTTGCAAGTCTTTCCTAAGACTGCCAAACTCGGCTTTTAAATTAACCTTTACTTCTTCTGCCATTTCTTAATAGTGTTAAATGAATTAATTCATTCATTGATTCTGGTATTTTGTTACTCCCTAATGCTATTCTAGACAACTCTCCTAAATTCTTAG